CCACCCCCTGTTGTTTTTTTGCCATGCAAAGTTTAAACGTTCGTGTAGAATACCCCCTATGAACGTTTCTGTTTAAAAATGGGGGGGGTATATATTTTGAAAGAAAAAATACTATGGATTACGTTAGTGTTAGTGATCGTGTTGGCAATGATCCTATGAGCGATCAAAACTTTTTATTGCGTAGCACCATCATTGATCTGGAAACAATGAGGACACCATATGAACCAACATCTCGTGGCTACATGGCACTTACAACTGCCATCAGTATCTTGCGGCAAATGCAAGTTGTTTATGACGTGGGGAACTCTTGCTCGCCAGCAAGACCTAAATTGAAAATAGTAAAGGAATGCAATGACTGAAAAACAAAAGCGGGTATATGATTTTATTCAAGCGTTTATTCGTACTCATGGGTTTGCACCTAGCTATACGGAAATTGCTAAAGGATTAGAACTACGTAGCAAATCCAATATTCATCGTTTGGTGCACAATTTAAAAGACAAGGGTTTAATTAAAATTAATCCCCATATGGTAAGAAGTATCAAAATGATTGATGCAACCGTTCGTGAGATGGCTGCCCTTTGAGTCTTCTTACTAAGGCGGAAATTAAGAAGTATTTAGCGTTACTTGAAACGCTTCCTAAAGATTCGCCACAAATTCCCAAAATACATCAACTGCTAAAGCAGGACAAAATTGAGCGTTGCAGGGAAAACTTTCTACCTTTTGTAAAGGAGATGTGGAGTGCATTCATTCCCGGTAAACACCATGCTGTCATGGCTGATGCATTTGAAAGGGTAGCCAATGGAACTCTTAAACGGCTTATTATTAATATGCCTCCTCGTCATACTAAGTCTGAGTTTGCTTCTTATCTGTTCCCAGCTTGGTACTTGGGTAAATATCCCCAAAAGAAAATCATTCAAACAGCCCATACAGCAGAGCTTGCAGTTGGGTTTGGGCGAAAAGTGCGAAATGTCGTTAACACTCCCGATTACCAAGCAGTATTCCCCACCAAGCTATCTTCTGACAGTAAAGCCGCAGGGCGCTGGAACACCGACAAAGGGGGAGATTATTTCGCTATCGGTGTAGGCGGTGCAGTAACAGGTAAAGGTGCGGACGTACTGATTATTGATGACCCGCATTCGGAACAAGAAGCCATGCAAGGCAACCCCGAAGTCTATGATCGGGTATTTGAATGGTATGGATCAGGTCCACGTCAGCGTTTACAACCGGGTGGTTCCATCATTATTGTGATGACACGCTGGTCTAAGCGAGATTTGACTGGTCAAATTTTAGATAACTCAATGAAAAGGGATGGAGATGAATGGGAAATCATCGAATTACCTGCGCTATTACCCTCTGGTAAACCTTTATGGTCTGAGTTCTGGTCGCAAAAAGAACTTGAAGCGATCAAGGCGGAAATTCCTGTTAGCAAGTGGGAAGCCCAGTATCAGCAAAATCCAACATCTGAGGAAGGCGCAATTATTAAAAGGGAGTATTGGCGCATATGGGAATCGGATGTCGCTCCCTATTGCGATTACATCATTCAGTCGTGGGATACTGCCTTTGAAAAGACGAATCGTGCTGACTATTCCGCTTGCACCACGTGGGGTATCTTCTATAAAACGAATACTGAAGGCTTGGAAGTGCCCAACATCATTCTTTTAGATGCGTATAAAGGGCGTTTGGAATTTCCAGAACTGAAGAAAAAAGCCCTTGAATACTACAAACACTGGAATCCAGATAGTTTGATTGTCGAAAAAAAGGCTGCTGGTGCGCCATTAATCTATGAAATGCGGGCAATGGGTATACCGGTGTCGGAGTATACACCAAGCAAGGGTAATGATAAAATAGCCCGTGTAAACGCTATATCTGATCTTTTTGCGTCTGGATATGTCTGGTGTCCAGAAGCACGATGGGCGGAAGAAGTAATGGAGGAGTGCGCTTCCTTCCCTAACGGAGACCACGATGACATGGTTGACTCAACGTCACAAGCCTTGTTACGGTTCCGTCAGGGAGGATTTATCCGTTTAAACAGCGATGAGCCAGATGAAGTAAAAGAATTTAGATCCAACCGACACAAAGGTTACTACTAAGGAATACTATGGCAATTGATAAAGCCCTCTACCAAGCCCCCAAAGGGATCGATGCTCTCGCTGCTGAAGAAGAGCCATTGGAAATTGAAATTGAACCAGATCACATTAATATATCAGACGATGAAATAGAAATTGATATTCAAGCAGTTGATCCAGAATTTGGCGAAAACCTTGCAGAAAATTTAGATGACTCATTGCTTGCTTTAATTGCTCAAGAGTTAACGTCCGATTATGACTCTGACGTTGCCAGCCGCAAAGATTGGTTGCAAACCTACGTAGATGGTTTGGAATTATTGGGATTGAAGATTGAAGAAAGAAGTGAGCCTTGGGAAGGGGCTTGCGGTATTTACCATCCTATTTTGGCTGAAGCTCTTGTAAAGTTTCAATCGGAAACCATTATGAGTTTGTTCCCCGCTCAAGGTCCGGTTAGAACCAAAATTATTGGCAAAGAAACTAAAGATAAAATTGATGCAGCGCATCGTGTTGAAACGGATATGAATCACCGTTTAACAGATAGAATGCCTGAGTACAGACCTGAGACTGAGCGCACCATTTGGGGGTTAGGTCTTGCTGGTAATGCTTTTAAAAAGGTTTACTTTGATCCAAATTTAAATCGCCCAATGGCGCTATTTGTGCCAGCGGAAGACGTTGTTGTTCCTTATGGCGCAGCCAATCTGGAATCGGCTGATCGTGTAACGCACGTCATGCGTAAAACAGAAAATGAACTACGCAAATTGCAAGTCATGGGTTTTTACCGTGATATTGATCTTGGAACCCCAATTAACTTTTTAGATGAAGTAGAAAAGAAAATTGCGGAGAAGCAAGGCTTTAGAGCTTCTTCTGATGACCGCTATAAACTTTTAGAAATGCACGTCAATCTTGATTTAGAAGGTTACGAGCATACGGATGAACAAGGCAAAGCTACAGGGATTGCTTTACCTTATGTAGTTACCATTGAAAAAGGCACAAGTGCCATTCTTTCAATTCGTAGAAATTGGAGACCAGATGATGAAACTTTCCAAAAACGTGCTCACTTTGTTCACTACGGCTATATTCCGGGTTTTGGTTTTTATCACTTCGGTCTTATCCATCTTATTGGTGCTTACGCTAAGTCTGGTACTTCTATCGTCAGGCAGTTGGTTGATGCTGGCTCACTTGCCAATTTGCCGGGTGGTTTTAAGACCCGTGGGTTGCGAGTAAAAGGTGACGATACACCAATAGCACCGGGTGAGTTTAGGGATGTTGATGTCCCAAGCGGGGCAATGAAAGACAACATTATGCCGCTCCCCTACAAGGAGCCAAGCCAAACATTGTTGACTTTACTGAATGGCATTATTGAAGAAGCCCGCAGATTTGCTAATACGGCTGATTTGTCAGTATCTGATATGTCGGCTGCCGCCCCTGTTGGAACTACGTTTGCTATTTTAGAACGTACGCTCAAAGTAATGAGTGCGGTTCAAGCACGTATTCACTTTGCTTTAAAGCAAGAATTAAAGTTACTTAAAGAGATTATTGCTGAAGATACACCAGAAGACTACGATTTTGATCCAGATAGCGGCAATCGTCACGCTAAAAAATCAGATTACGATTCCGTAGATTTGATTCCAGTTAGCGATCCAAATGCTTCTACGATGGCGCAAAAAATTGTGCAATGGCAAGCAGTTCAGCAATTAGCACAAGCCAACCCACAGTTTTTTAATATGCAATTATTAAATCGCCAAATGGTTGAGATTATGGGTATATCAAATGCTAATAAACTTGTACCTATGGCAGATGATATTAAACCTACTGATCCCGTTTCTGAAAATCAAAACATTTTGATGCAAAAACCAGTTAAGGCTTTTGAATATCAAGATCATGAAGCGCACATTACCGTGCATATGATGGCAATGAAAGATCCTAAGATTTTGCAAGTATTAGGACAAGGACCACAAGCAATCCAATTGCAAGCAGCAATGCAAGCTCATATTAATGAGCATTTAGGATTTGCTTATAGAGTAGAGATTGAAAAACAATTGGGTATGTCATTGCCTCCTAAGAGTGATGAAATGGGCGATGACGTAGGCATGAACCCAGAAGTTGAAGCAAGATTGGCTCCCATGTTGGCACAAGCTGCACAGCGTTTATTGCAAAATAATCAACAGCAAGCCGCACAGCAACAAGCACAGCAACAAGCTCAAGATCCATTAGTGCAAATGCAGCAACAAGAGTTACAGCTTAAACAAGCCGAACTTGAGCGTAAGAAACAAAAAGATATGGTTGACGCTCAATTAAAAGCAAGTCAGCAACAAATTGAAAAAAGCCGTATCCAAGCACAAACGGTATTGGAAGCGGCTAAAACTCAAGCAGGATTACAGTCACAAGAAACACGGGACAAGATCCAAATTGGAGCAGACTTGGTTAAGCATATTTCTCAGAAAAACCAAGATCATCAAATCCAAAACAAACAGCTATTTACACAAGGATTGAGAGACGCTCACCAAGTGGCAGAAGCTGAACAAGCTCGTTTAAACGCTAAAAAGGGTAATAAATGACAGAACTTGAAGTAGCAATTAGCAAAATTGATGAACGTGTATCAATGATGCAAAACCAATTAGGTAGTGGCGATGCGGTCGAATACAACCAATACCTAACTATATGCGGGATTATTAAAGGTCTGTTGACCGCACGTAGAGAAATAACCGACCTTAAACACAATTTGGAGATCTCGGATGAGTGAAACAATTGATTTGTCACAAGCGGTCGATCTATCAGCGCTAATGGACAAATCCCAAGAAGAAAAAGCAAGCCAATTACCGAAGCCGTCAGGCTATCGGATCCTCTGTGCAATACCTGATATTGAAGATGCGTACGAAAGCGGACTTTTAAAAGCAGAATCAACCATTAACTTTGAAGAAAAGCTGGCAACAGTTTTATTTGTAGTTGCGTTGGGACCAGACTGCTATAAAGATCCAACAAGGTTCCCTTCAGGACCTTGGTGCAAAGTCGGTGACTTCATTGTTGTTCGACCAAATTCAGGAAGTCGTTTAAACATTCATGGAAAAGAGTTCAGAATGATTAACGATGATACCGTAGAAGCTATTGTGGATGATCCACGTGGCATTAAACGCTCATAAAGGAGAAAATTATGGCAGAAGCATTTCAATTTCCCGATGAAATCGAACCAACAGCAGATTTGCCTGAAGTAAAAGCAGAAATTGAAGCAAAACCCGCTGATTTTGAGATTGAAATCGAAGACGATACCCCAAAAGAGGATCGTAGACGTAGAAATTTACCCGAAGAAGTAGTGCAAGATCTTGAAAAAGACGAGATGGAGCAGTATGACGACAACGTAAAAGACCGTTTAAAGCAGTTAAAAAAGGTTTGGCACGATGAGCGTAGGGCAAAAGAGCAAGCTTTGCGGGAACAGCAAGAAGCAATTGTTGCAACGCAAAAACTCTATGAAGAAAACAAGAAAATGAAAGCCTTGTTGTCTACTGGAGAGCAAGAATACGTTGCTGCCGTTAAAAATTCAGTGGAATTAGAGCTGGATAAAGCAAAACGGATGTATCGTGAAGCTTATGAGTCTGGCGACACTGATCGCATCATTGAAGCCCAAGAAAATATGGTTTCTGCGATGCAAAAACAGGAGCGCATCAACAATTTTAAGATGCCCCCTTTACAAACGGAAGAAAATGAGGTAAAAACACAGTATCAAGCCCCTCCTAAACCCGATCAAAGGGCGCAGAGGTGGCAAGAGCAAAATTCTTGGTTCGGTCAAGATGAAGAAATGACAGCAGCAGCGCTGGGTTTACACGAAAAACTCAAACGCAATGGTGTTCATATCGGCTCTGATGAATATTATGCGACCCTCGATCGAACGATTCGCAAACGTTTCCCCGAAAATTTCGAGGAAGAAGTAGTAGAAGTCAAAGAAACTCCTAAAGCAAAATCTCCAACGGTTGTTGCGCCAGCGAGTCGCAGTACGAATGCGAAACCCGTCAAGCTAAAAACGAGCCAAGTGGCATTAGCCAAAAAACTTGGTATTACCCCAGAGCAATATGCTAAAGAAGTACTTAAATTAGGAGAATAAAATGGCTGAAAAAAGAAATAACCGTGATACCGAAGTTCGTGAAATGGCGGAACGCCCAAAGCAGTGGCGACCACCAGAGTTACTCCCAGAACCCGATAAGGAAGAAGGATATGAGTATCGTTGGATTCGTGTATCTATGTTGAATACCCCAGACCCTCGGAATTTATCGTCCAAGTTAAGGGAAGGTTGGGAACCCGTACGTGTCGAAGAACAACCAAAGTTTAAACTGCTAGTCGATCCAGATGGACGTTTTAAAGACAACATCGAAATTGGCGGATTGTTACTTTGCAAAACCCCAAAAGAGTTCGTAGAACAACAGCAAGCTTATTACGCTGAACAGACACGAGCACAGACGGATGCTGTGGATAACAATTTAATGCGTCAATCGGATGCTCGTATGCCTATTTTCAAAGAAAGTAAGTCTACAGTTACGGTTGGCAGATAACTTTAATTTTAAGGAGATTTAAATGGCATATCCAATCGTACCCGCTCCATACGGGTTCAAGCCAGTAAATCTTATTGGTGGTCAAGTTTTCTCTGGATCGACACGTCAGTTGCCAATTCAGTATAACTTTGGAACCAATATTTTTTACGGTGACGTAGTAGGTATTGCACGTGGTTTCATTACTCGTGAAACTGTAACTACTGGTGCTGGTGCAACTACCGGTTCTGTAGGTTCAGTTGGTATTTTCTTAGGTTGTAACTACACAGATCCAGTTACCAAGCAAAAGCGTTACAGCCAATATTGGCCCGCAAACACTTTAGCTGGTGATGCATTTGCCGTTGTTACTGATGATCCAGATACATTATTCCAAGTTGCTGCTGTTACAACCCAAGGCTCTACAGCTATTGGTTCTGTAGCTACTGCAATGATTGGTTTAAACATTGCTGGCTCTGATTTAGCTGGTAACATCAATACTGGTGATTCATCAAACGCTATTTTATGCGCTACCGTTGCTAATACAGCATCATTGCCATTACGTATTGTTGATTTGAAGCGTGACTCAGCTATTGCTACTACAGCTACTTATACTAGCGGT